CGGCTGCAAATCCGGAATCGGTTGTCGTTGCCAAAGCAAGAACAGAATCACCGGCGGCGGCTTGATCCAATGCCCATCCAAATTCATGAACAATAATAATTTTACCGCTGCCTGTTGGATTTGCAAGACCAAGGCCTGTAAAGGTTGTGTTTAATGTTGTGCTTGTGTTTACCGGCGTCTGGTTCGCTGCGTAAAAAAGCCGCCCATTTATGGCTGCATCTGCATATTTCCCGCCACCCGGAACTGTTACCAATTTTCTGTTGCTGTCAATCAATGGGGCCTGTCCGACCCCTGCTGTAGTTTTTCCGTACATTGTTAATCCCCTTTGTTCATGTTAAACTAACGTTGACGCATAAATTCTGCGTAAATCTTGTTCCCATGTACCGTTATAAAATATATATTCTTCCCCGGTATCAATTACGTGGATTGTTGAACCCTCTGCAACGGCTGTTACAGGCCAATCATCAGACGATAAAACATTCCATCTTTGTATAGTTGTTTGTAACCTAATGGCCATAATGACCCCCTTAACGGATCGCTGTTACGTAAGCACCGTCACTCATGGGGACATAAAACAGTGAATGATAACCAGCTCCAGACGATTGTGATGCTGTTGTGGTTAGATGCCCAATAGTTCCAACTCCGTCTTTGTATCCAACTATCATCGGCTGAACACATGGTAAATCAGAAATACCACCTGTCGTGTTTGTACTTACATGAGTTGTTCCACCTACTGCCCCACCTGTCCAGTAAACCCGCCCGCCAACAGTAATGCTGGCTACTGAAAGGCTTACAAGCCCCAATTTTGTTGAAACTATTGCCGGTGTGTGTGTTGCGGATGAATAAGTGTACTGGAATAAGGTCGCATCGGCTGCGAAGTTGGTTGTAACTTCCAACATCAGATTCAATAACAGAATCCGACCATAAACATTAAAATCCTCGATTTGAGTTTGTGCCATATATGTTGTATTCAACATAATGCCTGTGTCTACCTGCATACCTCTGACGAGATCTGCTATTCTTGCTCTTGTACTCGGTGCATAGTTTCCCATTTGTCAGGACTCCTATTTAAATATTATTTTTTAACTGCCTTTGCCCGTCTTAAAAACTTTTTTGAGTCTGCATTTTCACTCTTGACTTCTCTTTTTTCTAAAAGTTCAGCCTTTTTTTCTGCATCCCTTTTGTCAGACTCGATTTTCTCTTTTACTGCTTTGGCCTCGGCCTCATCCTTCTTAGCCTTGGCTTCTCTTAACATTTCTTGATGGACTGTAAAAGGGACGGCAATACCCCGATTACATAAGCCTATACCAAGCGTCCTTTCGACCGTATAAGCTCTGCCTGCCTGGTATTGTTCAAATAATTGCAAAAAAACAATGTGCATTGTGTCCCCCTAAGTATGGGCGGCCATTTCAGACCGCCCTTTTTGTTATGCTACTGCTGTAGGCGGTTGCGCTGATTTGTATCTTGATCCGTCCAGAATATACAGAACATTTGCAAGATTACCGGCATCACCGGCAGCGAATGTCGGATGTAACCAATCCCGTCCATCGGTCAACATTATTGCTGGAACATAGAACATCCATAAGCAATTGCCGCCAGCAGTTTCTCCGTCAAGGGTAAATGTTGCGGCTGCTGTCAGGGCTGTAATACTATCACTGGTCTGGGCGGTAATGTTTTTCCATCCACCCCATGTCGCTGTTACGGCGTATGTTCCAGCCAAAGCAACTGCACTACTCTCGCCTTCTCTCAGTGTCATTACGAGCTGATTTGCGTCAACGGCATAATCTTCATGCACGATAATCCATACACCATCAGCATTGCCAAGATAAATCGGATCGCATGTTGCGGCGATTGCGTTTGATGCAACAGGCTCGTGGCCTTCTACAATCGGGTTTGTTTCAGGACTAAATTTCATCATTTTTATTACCTCTCTATGTTTGTGCGGCTTTTACACCGCACTTTTTTTATCTTGCGTTAAGTTTTACAAAGTGACTCAGTGTATTTGAGCTTCCGCTAAACGGTGTGATTGCAGATCCCAGCATTGGCTGCCCGTCAAATCTATAAACAAACCGGAAAACCGATTCGTCATAAATAAACTGAACATGAATACTGACATCACTCTGGATTCCGCCTTTATCAATTGCCTGGTATTTGGAGAAATCACAAAGCATAATATCACCAGTGTCACCAACAGTCGGGCATTGCTCAATTGGGACAACAGGCCGACCGAATAATGTTGCATAAGGTGCGGCTGCTGCTCCACCTGTGGGCAGATAAACAGGAGCGCCACCAGTACCAACAGCAAGGCTCATCTGATGCAACTGAGGCTCGCAATCTTGGTTTATTACCCATATAGAGTTAGGCCTGGATGATGCCATAAGCCTTGACCATATTTTCAGAACGTTTTCATAAACGATGGTGCCCGCTGCCTGGCCTGCTTCTGCACCAACAGAAACCATACACCCGGAATTCAAGATACCCAATGGCTGACCTGCACCAGTACCGTTGATAATTGCATTTACCAATTTAAAATCAATTTCATCTCTGAAACCAGCTTCGATTGTCTGAGCAAGGGCCTGCGCATCGTCAAGGAGTTCATCGGTTGCATAACAAAGACCGATCAACTTGTGAAGATTCAATTCGATTTGTCTGAAAGTTGGTTTGCTTTTTGTTTTTAGAGCGGCTTCGTCTTTCCAATACGCTCTGATTCCGCCGGCTCTCGATCCATCGGCCCGGGAAGTTTCATCAAGTCCATTCAGCTTGATTCCATTTTTATTGCCGGCCAGGGTGATTTTGTTTATCCTGGGAAGAATCATTCCATCCGTCCAAACATTTTTCATAATGCCGGATGCCATTTCAGTATCAACAAGGAAACCACCGTCTGATGGGATACCTTCGGACATGCCGGAAGCGGCACGAGTTGAAAGCCTTGGGTCAACCATCTGACCAGGAGTCCCGGCTCTCATTACTGCCTGCAAAAATTCACCGTTGTTTGCAAAAGAATCTCTTTTCTCCTGACGTTTCCGCTCATCTTCAGTATTTACAGGGGTTCGATCAACAGGGCCACTTGACTGTCCAGTTCTATCAATGGCTTTCTGAGTTCTTTCTTCAAGAGCAAGAAGAGCTTCAAGTTCGTCAATCTTGCTCAACTTCTGATTTCCGATTTCCCGCTCATCTGGGTTCGGGTCCCGGTTTTCGGATGTGCAAAGTGTCCGCATGTTTCCCAATTCTTTTAACAGGATGGAAATATCCTCTTTAATCGTTTTTATTGTCTTCATTTACCTAACCTCTCAATTGCTTCGTTAATTTTTTCCAATGTTTCATCTTTTGTCGAGTCTGGTTCCTTTGTGACCGTCGGGTCAGGACCAGCGATATCATTGGCAGGGATCTTAGGATTTACCAATAACCTTAATTCTGTTATTTTTGCGGCGGCATCTTCAAATCTTGATTCGCCGGTAAAATTAAATTGATTATTTTTATCTTCTGTACCAGAAATTATTGTGATGGAGTCTCTTGATTTAGGTATTGTTTCCTTTGCGGATGCCCTGGCAGCTTCAAGGGTTCTTAAAGCTACAGTTGTGTCATTATATGCAGCAAAGGCAACATAGGAATAATCAAATATTTCACCTATCTTTGTTATAGTTCTTTTGGGTCTGTCTGTGTCGAGTCCTTCCCATTTATCATCAAGAACAGTAAACCCGAAAGACATCTCTCCAACGTCACCACGTTCTATTGATTCCATGAGAGCATCAACGAATTGATTCTTTTTAGGAGGATCTGCTTCAATATGAACGCCTGTATTGTCTTCAGTTTCTCGCAATGTCCCTGATTTTTTTCTGGCTATTGGCAATAATACGTCACTATTATGACCATATAGAAGCCTAGGGTCTGATTTTTTAATTGCATCCCTTGCAGCTCCAATTCCTATATATTCATAAAACCCCATATCCTCAGACCGTTTGTTATAAACTATTGGAGTTCCGGCAAGAATCCTCGCACCTTCTTTTTCCCGTACTTCAATTTTGAATGCTCTTCTTTCAATTTCTTTTGTCATTTTCTTACCTCGTTATTTTTGTTTTCATAATATTATCCGATACTTAGATAACAATCGCAGCCACGATGCAAAGTTGGATGAGTTTTTATCCCATTTATCCTCATTGGTTTTTCAGCACCATCCGGATTAAGCTCTTGACCGTCTTTCACAAAACTTTGACCGCTTGCAACTCGTTTACCATTTAAGCTAATGCAATATGGGCAGGTTTTAGGCCCCCTAATTCTCCAAACTGTCGTAAGTCCAGCACCGAAAACAACCGCCTGAAAAGCAAAACTTGACGCTCTAACGCCCTCGTTTGCCTTGATTTGTTCCGGTCTTTTCTCCTGCCAATCGTCGGCCCTGGTTGAAAGTTCGTCAATTTGACCCTCTAAAAGTGCAACCATTTGACCTTTTGACGAGTAAATGTGTCTTTTTGCGTAAGTTTCGATATAATCCTGCATTTCTGTATCAAGATTTGTTCCATCAATATTCAATTCTGTATTTGTTGCGTCTGCAATTGCGTTCATGAATGATCTTAAAACGGGTCCCAGCTTCTGATTTATATATTTTGGGAACTCATCATAAAAAGAATCTAAAAAATCAGACAAAACCTCTTTCGATCTGGTCTGTGATTCAACTTTCTTTTTAATGGCTTTCGATTCCCGATTTACTATCGCCGTGGCTGCATCAAGGATTAATGGTGCATATCTGTTGTATATTCGATCCCTAAGTTGTATTGATTTAGCATCTGACATCTTTTTTGCTCTATTTTCACCAAAAAAGTCTAAAAATACGGCCTTTTTTTCTGGAATTGGCAGTTTTTCAGGCTCATCCCCGGGCAAGGGCATGTCTTTTGCTTGGCTTAGTGGAACCATGTTAAGCATTACAAAGGATTCATCTCCACCCTCGACCGGGTTCATTTCTTCAAGCGCTCTAATCTCGTCCGGCTTGATTCCACCGACCTGGAATAGCTTATTGTAATAATCTGCCCGGGCTGCTGAATCGCCACGTAAAAGGCCTTGGACTGCAAATTTAAAATAAAGTCCACTCCTGCGCTCTTCTTCGCTCAATAATTGTAAAGAAATGGCCGATTCCCACCTTACAATCCAATGCATGAGACACGAATCAACATAAGATGCGTTCTCCTGCTCCAAGTTGTTGTAATTTGAGTTTTGCCCGTGTATTGCAATTTTATGAGGAGGAACGTGATACATCCCGCAAATTTCTATTTTTTGGTGATCCCGAGTTTCCAAAAATTGGGAATCGTTCAATGGCAAAGTGAGAGGTTTATATTTAGCTCCATTTTCTGCAATCATTACGTTATGGCTCTTGCCAAGTCCTGAGAAACCCTCTTTTAGCTCCTTTTTAAATGCCACTGCATTTTTACCAAGAACACCAGGGATTTCATAAACGCCGGACAAATGCGTGCCGGCACCAAAAAATCTACCGCCGAATTGTTCAGTAGCAAGGCCAAGGCCAATAGCTTCATTTGCAAAGCCTATCATTGACATACCGACCAGGCCATTAAATCCGTAACCTGGAATATGGAACATTTGGTCACGTCTCCGGGTTACTGGTTTCCCATCAACGCTATATTTATAAACAATCTGTCCGCCAACCCTATCAACATCTATTTGACTTGGATCAGGGATCTGCCACAATGCAATTACTTTATTGGTTTTGTCACGTTCTATAAACGAATAAGCGTTTCCCCAAAGCAATAAATGCCCCTGTAATGTCTCCCGGAAATTGTATGATGTTGTATCCGGATTTGGCGCATTGTGCAAAAGGTCATAAAGCTTATGGTCAGTGACTAAATCCTTGCCCCCGCCTTTTCTTTTCCTGTAAAGATTTAAAGGAAGCCTCCCTATGTCTCCAGAAATTAAAGTCACACATGAAAACACTGTCAGATATTTTAAAGCTGTCTTTTCTGACACTTTTACACCTGTTACAGTGTTATATCCTACCGGGTGATACCAATAGTCGTTACCTGCAGATAGTGACCTTTTAAATGTTGGAAAAATTGACATATCTTAACCCTTTTTTTGTCCGAAAAAACCAATAGCTAAAAGCAAGACCCCTGACGCTATCAAAGCCCACTCAACGCCAAAGCCGAGATAAACGCCGCCACCAATCATGGAAAGTCCTAAAAACTGGAATATGTCTGATGCTTCTATTTTTTTCATAATTTCCTCATATAAACATGGGTATAGGTTGTTCAACAAAGCCCTTGTCATACATCGCCCTCGACATAGCTGTTATTGTCGCAACTGCACCATCAATTTTATTTTCTTCGCTCTCTTTAAACGGGAAAACATTGTCTTTTTTATCAATTCGACAACATACATTTGCAAACATCCAAGTTGTAACAGGGTTTCCGTCATGATGAAAATTGCCTGATTTTATGACCGCTTCTATTTCCTTCATCGCTTCTGACAAAAAGTTTACAGTTTGTGGAACTTCGACACACTGGATGCCCTCATTTAATAGATTTGTGATAAGCTGTTGAGCATTCCACGGATCGTTACAGACTTCTCCGCCTTGATTATCTGATCCGCTTAAATCAAAATCTTTGGCATCCTGTTTTATTGATTCCTGGATTGCTTCGATATCTATCCTGGCCCCGGGTGTCGCTTCCATATATTCAGAAAAAACCCATCCGGCATAATGCGCAAATTCTTCGCCATGCGTCCGATCTTCAGGGACATAATGCCTGGAAAATAAATAATATTCATCTTCTTTTTTGAATAGATACATCTTGCTTGCAATATCTATTTTAGAAGCAAGGTCAAGGCCGATATAAACAGGCATTTCATAAAAATCAGTGATATCCATTCCCGGATCAAATGATTTTTCCCATTCGACCATGTTTAGCCAGCTTGTGCCGGCATTCGACCACATGTTCAGGTGTTTGCATTTTAGAATATTTTGCTTTCTTGGATCTTGTAATGCTGTTCTTAATTGTCCTTTTAGGTAGTCTTCAAAAACTGATATGCCATAGTTCGGGTTTGCTTTTTTCCAGGTCTTTAGATCTTCCCACTTATCATCTTTATCAACAGTATAAATCACCCCAAAAAGCTCGTCATTAACCAAATCACCTTTCAGGATCTTCTCAACTCGTTTTTGAAGTGAATAACATGGGTATGCCGTATTTGTTCCGGCTGTGGTTACAACTGCCATCAAAGGCTGTTGTCTTGCTCCCATTCCTGTTTTGCCTGTGTCGTACGAATCATCGCTCTTCGCTTCATGATATTCATCGAGTAGCCAGCAATGAGGACTTGCACCGTCTCCAGGCTTTCCGATTACAGTTTCAAATCTGGACCCGGAAGACATTGAATAAATATTCCCAGGATTCTTTGACGTTCCACCCAGCTCAATTCCAAATCGTCTCCTGTATCTGTCTTCTTTTTTTGTCATCAACCAGGCAGGCCTAAAAATTTCATAAGCTTGTGCCTCAGATCCGGCTGCACTATAAACTTCCGCTCCTGATTCATCATCGGCTGAAAACATATAATTTCCGATCAAGGAACCAAGGGTACTTTTTCCATTTTTCCTCGGTATCAAAAAGAAAACCTCCCTAAACCTTCGTAGGCCATCTACTTTTCTGACCCAACCAAAGGGAACACCAAGACAAAAACATTGCCAGTTTTCTAATTTTATTTTGCTTCCTGTCCATTTACCTTTTATGTGCGGCATAAGTTCAGAAAACTTTAATATCCTTTCGGACTTTTCTTTATCAAAATAATATGGGTATGAATCGTCATTTGATTTTTCAAGATCATCGATATGCCTTTGGCAAGCTTGGCGAACTTGCAAACAAACATCAACACGCCCTGACACACAATCAGTTGCGTACTTTAATATTTTGTTTGAAAGTGGTGTTGCCATCCTTGCTCCATAAAAAAAGCCGGAAACTCTCATTTTGAGAATCTCCGGCTTGATTGTTTCAATACCGATTTATGTTGTGTTAAATTCTTGCTATGTTTTTAAAGTCTTACGCCTACTATGAAAGTTGATTTTCCTATTATAATTACAGCCACTTACATAATTCATGTTTTTTGATTTTCTTTTTGATATTCAGCAAACAATTCTTTATTGTTTTTTGGCCTTACTTTTTCCCAACAATCATCACATACCTGATCACAATCATCTGGATCAACGTCTCCAAATTCTTCTTTTAATTCTTCCAAGGCGTCTTCTTCTGGCCCACATTCACCTACATACCCGCACATAGCACACTTAAATGTTTTCATAATCCCTCCAAGATTTTTTCTTTAGTCGGTTTATATCCACGTTCCTCTTTTATATACACAAGCTTTCCGGCTTCAAACTTTAGCGTTATGGAACCGTAAAACTGCTTGTCCTGCTCAATTGATCTTAATAGCTTGATTGCTTCGTCCATTAAAACCCCTCCGCCCATTCATCTTTTTTGCCTGGCTCTTTGGGCTTGGCTGAAACTTTCGACCTGCTGGCCGGCGTCATACCAAATTCTGTCATAAATTTATAAACTTGTTCATAGGCTTTATTTACCACCCACATCGCCGGGGAAAGCTGGATATTACCATTCGTTGTCTTGTAAAGTTCGCCTTTCTCCGCTACTATCTTTTCGTATTTCACAATCCGCCCCCAGGCCTGACAATATAAAGCAAGCGCCGCCATGTCCATATCAGATAACAACCCAAGTTTTGAAAGCTGGCTACTGATCCGGCCCCATTCAATTAGGGCATCCTTGGATAAAAAGTCAGGAGCTGTGGGAATGTTGATATCTGGTTTTGGTTCGTCTTTATTCTCTCTGCTGGTTCTGAATGTACCCTGCAGAATCTTTAGATTTGTTGGTAACTTCTTGCGTCCGGCCATTATACTCCCTGTAATGAGATAATTTTTTGGATCATACCTGTATCAACCTTGCACAATTCTATTGATTTGTCAAGCAATAAATTTAATGCTGATCTTTCTATTATTAAATCCCCCTTAGTTCATTTTGGCTCAGTGGGAAAAAGGC